TCGTACGCAATAGGATCCACGTATAAATTTACATCTAACTCTTTCATTATACTCTGATTTGCTGCACAATTCAAGAAAAATCCGCCACTCACCACAACATTCTTTTTCCCACTCATCTCAACTGCTTTCTTTATCATAAAAACTGCATGTTTTTCAGCAGATTTCTGTAAATTATATGCTAGATCTTCTATTCTAATTTCAGGTCCATGATATTCTGTAGTATTACCTGACACATACAAATCTTTACTGCACAAACTGTGATTGTATTCTTCATTGAATAAGTTCACATCACCTCTACCATAAGCAGACAAACCCATGGTTTTACCTGCTTCTATCTCATCAAAATTACAGTACCTAGACACTCTTCTAAATGCCTGACCTATACTAGTTCTATCACTATAAAGATTTCCCTTATACCAGTATGGTTCATCAAGCAATTCAGATTCCTCCTCACTCCAGAAGGTAGAGTAATGTTTGAATAGTGGTATGAACTCTCCCGAATAATCATAGATGCTTTCTATCTCAGCATACCTCAAAGCAACACCTGCATCACCATATCCCGACATCTGTGATACACTATCGTCTGTATGAAAGGAACCTTTACCATCCATCACTACACACACAGCATCATCAAACCCTGAGTTATAAAATGCACTAGCAGCATGACACTCATGATGCCTGTCTCTATAGTCTACAATAGATAAACACCCTCTTGATCTAGCAATCTTACAGAGTTCATTTTTGGCTTTGGTTCTATCGAGGAAGGTTTGTCTAGTATATCTTGTAAAACAATCACATATGGTAAGAGCATCAATACTAGAATCAATATACTTATCGGCAAGAGTCTTAGCACTGATGTCTCTTTTGGTTCTTGTGACACGTTCTTCCTCTAGGTAAAATTCTATCTCACCATCCTGTAATATAACAAGTGAACCATTCTTTGCAAGATTTATTCCTGCGATTCTTTTTCCCATTCTAATGCCTCACTAACAGCAGGGAACTGTTCAACAAATACATCTTTGACTGCCTTTGCAATCACCATGTGCTCTTTCTGAGTACCATGAGCAGACCTTAGATTTATATAGTGGATCCAAGAACGACATGAACCTGTCATATAAATTCTAGTTGGTGTACACAATGGTAGTACCATCCTAGCACACTCTTTTGCCACACCAGACTCAAGCATTTGATTATATAATGCAGAAGAAGAACTGAATAAAGTTTTCATCTGCTTATTCAATTTGTCTACAACTTCAGGATCTAAATCATCAATAGAATTCTGACGGTTCTTTGAGTCTTGTCTTCTCAACTCTGGCAACACAACTGCTTCTAACAATTTAGTGTCAGCATATCTCTGACTAAACTCTTGAAAAGTAAATGATCTATGACGTAAGATCTGTGCTGCAATAGCACGAGTAGTTTCAATCTCTACTGTCATAGAAGACTGCTCGAACACAGACCAATGGTTGTGCTTGATACAATACTTCAGCAGTCCAGCATACTTTTCGTTCTCTTGATTGGCAGGGTTAGATACTCTGGCAATGTATGCCATCATCTGTTCTGCATCTGGTGTGATGCTTACAAGTTTTACAGTCATAATACTTGTCTAACTTCAGTAATTTCTGGGATAGAATCCACTAACTTTTTTTCTATCCCTGCTTTCAATGTGGTGATTTGATTTGCACATGTTTGACAAGCACCTTGTAATCTAATTTTTACAATCGTGCCATCAATTTCTACAAGTTCTACATCTCCACCATCTGCCATAAGAAATGGTCTTACCTCATCTAAAAGTTCTTCTATGTTATCATGCGTGAATTCCATTTGGATTTTTTAGTTTTGTGAACGGTTCAATGTCCTCAAATGTTAGGACATAAAATTTAGATGATACTAATCCTTGTGCTACCATTTTTTCCATACGATGTTTGCCATCGATCATCCTATACTTTTTATTATAAGGATTAGATGTATGTATGCACAAAACAGGAGGGTAGTTTGTATTGCATGAAAAATATCTTCTACCTCCACAACAAATACATTTATCTCTTCTCACATCAACTGGAAAATGCATACCTTTCCATGCAATCTCAAGAAATTTGACTGTCTTTAACTTATCATCAGTCAGTAAATGTTTTATCTCTTGCATGATAATGATCTCCTCTTCAAGAAAAGGAGATCGTTCTGTCAATCTCCAATCACCATAGAGACTTTGAGTGCAAGCATGTGATCCTGAGAGTATGTGATCATCCATCATAGGGTTCGTTGTCTACCTCATCGTAATCAAGTTCTTCAGGTTTTAAATCATCATAACTATAAGACTCAACATCTGAGTAAACCTCTGCCTTGAGTGCTGATAGCAGCATCTCAAGGTCAGTGACTATGATCTTTAGTTTGTCTTTGTCCATTAATTGAAACCTCTATTCTTGACTCGAATGAGAGCATAACTATCAGTTTCATTGACCTTATCTTGTGGTATAAAAACATGTCTTGCATCAGAATGATTCCATGGGAAATGTCTTCTTTCCATTTCAACAGGTCTTCCATTCTCTACTATCATAGGTCTTGTTGATAGATATTCAGTTTCAAAATCGAAAAGATATTTTGTGAACATGCTCTGTCTAATTTCATTCAAGTCTTTCTTCTTTGATGTGGGTGGTTTGACAGAGAAAGCAAGATTGACAGGTTTCTGTTTATTATATTCACCACTAGCATGACTTGCTGACGGTAGTGATTTGAGTATTTTATAGTATAAAGAATTGAATGTAAATTGTTCGAGACATGTAGTTACTTTATTTTTATCAGCAAATACCTCATCATACCAAGGATCCATAGTTTTATTACATTTACGACCCGTACTATATAAAACTGCCAATCTTTCGCTGACAGATCTATCCCACTTTAGATATCTTTCACCACCCTTTGATTTTTTTATACCATTTGCAGCATGAAGTTCGGTTACCAATGTTGCAATCAATCTATTTTTTACTGTCGGACTTATGTCACCACTACCATCTGACATGTCAAGCACCTCTCTTTCTATCCATGTCTCATCAATACTAATACCTTCCAATCGATCAACGTTCATCAATTCTCTAACTGCTGCTTCAATATCTTCTATAGTATTATCACGATCTATAGGATTCTTTTTATTGTTACTCTTAGTACAGAATTTTATCCTTGCTCTTATGGTTTGAAATTCTACAGGACACATGTTCCAATCTTGTTGGTTTATCATTCCTGATGCAAGATACCTTAACTCACCATTAAGTCTATCTCTAGTTTTTTTATCATAGAACACAGGAGGGTGATTCACATAATCTATTCCATCTTCCTGTATTTTTTCTGCAAATTTCTTTGCATCATTTATATCACATGATGTTTGTCTACCATAATTAGTTTCACTCATATCATTGTTCAAAGAATCCCATCTCTCGATTGTTTCTGGATGATATATTACCCCATTCATTTTGGGTTTACTAATTTTAGTTCTCATAAAAAAATCCTGTCATAAAAAGATTATAACAGGATTTAAGATTGTTGTCAACTGCAGGCTCTTGCCTTGCTCTTGACTTTGATTCCACGATACATTAGATCGTGTCTCTGACGCTTTGCTGCTTCTTCAAGCACTGTTGCGTTGTACTCGTCAGTGTCGTACTCGACACCACGGTAAGTGACTTTTGCCATTGGGTTTCTCCAAAGTAGTAGGGTTTTATCCCGTTCCTTCAGTCAACTTGTGCGTCCCATAAGGGATGAACGATCCGTTCCGAGTCGGCTTACTTGCGACCCCTGTCGAAGGGGGTTGAACGTTGTGTTAATTCTAACACATGTATATTATATAGTCAAGCTACCTATCTCTCCAATTTATTTCCTCTCCAAATGCCTGTTCAACTACACTACGTGTAATCTTATACTTACTTTGAAGATCACCATCCTTTACTAAGCATACTATCTCTGCCTCATCAGCATGAAGACCTTCTAATAGTTGTAAGAATAAAGTCTCTCTTCTCATGTTAGAGAGTTTGTCATTGCCACCTCTAATAAAATTATACATGGTTCTCCATTCATGTACAAGTCTTGTGTGACCTACACCAGCAGGTGAATCGTTCCTCTTGTAGG